CGTCACGGTCAGGGTGAATGTCCAGCAGACCGGCACGACCGTAAGCGGTCACGCGAGCGGTACGACCGATGCAGAGGACGTTTTCGTTGCCGGAGAGAATGGGCCAGAGCTTATCGTGGGAGCCGGTGGTAGCACCGTGTTCCCAACAGACGAAACACGGAAAATCATCAACGCTGTCGAGGACGACCACGGCGGCGAGAGCGTTGTTCCGCAGGGTGTGTATGGAGTAGGAGGCAGCGAGGGACGGAGTGACGAGAGCGGCGGCGTGAAAAAGGTGCTGCTCGAAATCGCCGGACGCGGCAACATCGAGCTGACGGGGGCAAAGGCAGACCGAGAGAGTATGCTGGCGTTCCTGTATGAGTATTTGAAGCCGGTGCTTTCCGAAATCCTGACACAAGAGATGTTCGAGGAGGGCGATTACAGCTATGAATACTAACTACCAAATGTGGCTGACGTATAACGCGGAGAATGAAAAGCTGCGGTTGCCCGTCCTACCTGAAAAGTTCGTCGTTGCCATTGGCAGCAACAACAGCAGTGTGGATGTTGTCGGGCTGGGTGAGATTATCGTAAAACAGGCTCGCCCAGCCTACCAATTCTCGTTCAGCAGTTTTTTCCCCGTGGGCACGTTCCCCGGCTTGACCGTTTCCAGCCCTCCGTCCCCTATGGAGTGCGTGAACAAAATCAAGTTGTGGATTGAGGGCGACAAGCCCTTGCACCTGATATTAACCAACGTCGGCATAGACACCTTTTGCGTAGTCGAGGAGTTCAACTACTACGAGCAGGGTGGAGATGTCGGTGCGATTTATTACGACCTGACCTTGAAAGAGTATCGAGAGGTCACCGTCCGGCAAGTGAAGATTGAGCAGCCCGTTTCCTCGCCCGCTCCTGTGGCGAAAGTGGACACGACCCCACAGAGGGTGGATAACACCACCACGCCAAGGACGTACACGGTAAAGGCGGGCGATTGCCTTTGGAATATTGCGAAGAAGTATTACGGCAACGGAGCACAGTACACCAAAATCTATGAGGCGAACAAGGACAAAATCAAAAATCCCAATCTGATATATGTCGGACAGGTCTTTGTAATACCGTAAGGGGGTGACGGAATGGCGAATGACATCAGCCTGATTGTGATGAAATCCGGGGCGAGTTCCGGCAAGGAAATCTCCGGGCTTGTGGACACAATCGAGTGGAGCGGGCGACGCGGAAGTCCTACCCGCACACTCACCGTTTCCCTTTTGGACGATGATGGATACGGACACGAGCGAAGCCAGATAGATATTGAGGACGGCTACCAGTGCATTTTCTCGTATAAGGGCAAAGAGCTGTTTCGAGGGATATTCCTCCGGCAGACGCAGACGCACCAAAAGACCGCCGACTTCAAGGCGTATGACCTTGGCGTGTATTTGTCCAATAATAAGGACACGTTCTGTTATGAGAACAAGACCGCAACAGCCGTTTTCAATGATGTGTGCAGCCGTTTCGGTATTCCTGTTGGAGGGGCTGCCGCGACCAGCTATACCATCCCCGACCTGACGAAGAAAAAGACGACGGGCTGGGATGCCATAGCGGATGCGTTGAGCCTCGACTATGAGAATACCGGCTACAAGCATTACGTGTTCGCGGACAAAGGAAAGCTGTATCTCCGAAAGCGGACGGAAACGATTTTGCAATGGGTGCTTGAGGTGGATGCGAACATCACCAACTACCGCTACTACCGCAGCATTGAGGATGTAAAAACGCGCATTAAACTGTTATCGAAAGAGGGCACGGTACTGGCAGAAGAAACGGACACGGCACTCGAAAAGCTATGGGGCGTATTTCAGGATGTGGACACGCCCGACGAGAGTTTATCCACAGCGCAGATTAAGACACTGGCGAAGACGATGCTTGCCGAGAAGAAAGTCCCGGAGAGGACACTGACCCTGAACAATGTGCTGGGCTTGCCGGACGTTATTTCCGGCGTGGGGGTATTCATCAAAATCCCACATTTGAGCCTGAACAAGACGTTCTATGTGGACAGCGACACCCATACGTTCCGGGGCAATCTCCACACGATGGCTTTGGAACTTAACCTTATATCCGAGGTCAAAAAGGATGAGCCGGTGCAGCAGGAGGAACAGCAGCAGCCCAAGGAATATAAGCAGGGCGATATTGTGTATTTCAAGGGAGGGACGCACTACACGAGCAGTTATGCCGGAGCGAAAGGCTATCCCGCGAGGGCTGGCAAGGCGAGGATTCATCTCGACAAAAACTGCAAGTACAATGGCGGCGTTCACCCGTGGTCACTCATTCACACGGACGGAGAAAGCAACGTCTACGGCTGGGTGGATGATGGCACATTCGAGTAGGAGGTGAGGCTATGGGACAGGAAACGAGCCTGAAAGAACTGTTACAGGGTATGACCCCGGACAGTGTGGAACTGATGAGAGGGACAGTCACGCAGGCAAGTCCGCTCAAAATCCAGATGGAGGGCGACCCGAAGCATATTATCACAGACCGTATTACCGTCGTGCCGCGACACCTGACGAATTACACTACGACCTGTACGATTAACTGGGTGAGTGACAATCGGAGCGGGGGCAGCGGTTATGATGCCTTTGCCTCTCATAATCACGGTATTACAGGGACAAAGCCAATAACCATCAATAACGCCCTTGTCGTCGGGGATGTGGTCTATGTCTTGTCGCTGAATAAGGGCAAGCTGTATTACATTCTCGACCGTATAAGCAGTTAGGAGGTGAGCCAGTGGACGAGAGCGTATTTATTCCATTTGAGATTGACGAAGTTCAGGATGCCGAGGAGCGACCGAGCAAGACGTACCGGCTCGACCTCGACAAAGGACGCATCGCCGGATTTGTGGACGGGCAGGAGGCAGTCCGTCAGGCAATCCGAAAGGCGATTATCACGCCGCGTTTTAAGTGCCTCATCTACGACAATCAGTATGGCTGCGAGGTGGAGGATGCCGTCACCCGGAATGATGCGACACAGGAGTACGTCGAAGCAGCCGTACCGGGCTTTGTGCGTGACGCATTGAAGCCTGACACACGCATTTTACAGGTGTACGATTTTTCCTTTGAGTTCGACGAGGATAAGGCGTACATCGCTTTTTGCGCAGATACGATATTTGGGAAAGTAAGCATCGAGGAGGTGATAGCGTAATGTTCGAAGCGTACACGTATGACGTGCTGCTCCAAGAGGTGCTGGACGGCGCACCGACCGGGATAGACACAAGACAGGGCAGCATTTTTTATGATGCCGTAGCCGGTATCACGCTGAAAATTGCGAAGATGTACACCGACCTCGATATGATACTGCAATATGCGTTCATCACTACCGCGACGGGCGAGTTCCTTGATTTGAGGGCTGGCGAGTTCGGGTTGGAGCGCAAGGCGGCGGGGGCGGCAAAGTTCGCGCTGGTCTATACCGGCACACAGCCGCCCGTTGGCAGCCGGTTTTTCCACAATTCCAAGGGGCTGTATTTCAAGGTCACAGCAAACGACGATGGCGATTTGTTCCTGACTGCCGAAGAAGCCGGAACAGAGGCAAACGAAATCGCCGTTGGAGATGCCGCCGTGCCGGTCAATACCATTGACGGGCTGACCGCATCGAGCTTTGGAGCGGTGGAGAAGTACGGCACGAGCGAGGAGGACGACGACAGTCTGCGCGAGAGGTTGCAGGAGAAAATCGGAGGGCCAGCCGAGAACGGCAACAGGCAGCACTACAAGACGTGGTGCGAGAGCCGGAATGGTGTGGAGATGGCGCGTATTACGCCGCTCTGGAATGGTCCGAACACGGTCAAGGCTGTTCTCATCAACGAGGACGGGCTTGGCTGTGACGACGACACGGTTGAGGATGTCCAGCAGTATATCGACCCGAACGATGCCGGTACGACCGTCGTGGTGGATGGCAAGACCTATAACGTGGGCGACGGGCTTGGCGAGGGCGTTGCCAATCTTGGAGCACATTTCACCGCCGTGGCAGCGGATGAGGTCGAAATCGACGTGGAGTTCACAGCCGTCCTTGCCACCGGCAAGACAGTTCAGGACGCGGAGGACGAGGCGACGGCAGCCATCACGGAGTATTTCAAAAACCTTGTCCTGACTGCCGCAGACCCCGACGATGTGATTGTGAGGACTTCCGCAGTCGGCGCGGTCGTTATCGGGCTGGAAAGCGTTCTCGATTATTCCAACCTAAAACTGAATGGAGCGACGGCGAACATCAGCCCCGGAGCTGATGGAGTGCCGAAGCTGGGGGAGGTGACGGTCAATGTCTAATCACCGCCTGTCCAACCCCTACTGGGCGAGCTGCTACGACGAGCTGATTACGTTCTATCCCCGGTATTACAAGGAAGTGTTCGAGATGGACGCTATCCTCCGGGCGCATGGAGGGCTTGCCGATGATTTGCTGGACGGCGCGGAGCATACCCTGTCCAATTTCTTTATCGACGAGATGGATGAGGCAACTATCCGCTCGCTGGAAAAGTGGCTGGATATATCCCTGACGGCATCCCGCACCTTGGAGGAGCGGAGGCGGCTCGTAAAGAGCTTTTTTATCGGCATGGGTAAAATATCAGCCACCGCGATTGCGGAGATGATACGAGCCTACACGGGCGCAGACACGTATTGTGAGTTCCTGCCGTTCGATGAGGATGGAAACAACCGCCTGTACATCAATTTCGACCGTGGAGATGCGGACATCCTGTATTGGAGCGACATCATGCAGCTTCTCAAGCGGCGCATTCCGGCACACATCGAGTACCGGGCAGCCGTCGTACTCCGTTTCCCGATTGGAGTGGAGCGCGGGAGGTCGCACGTCAAGTACGGCTACGACTTTGCCGGTACGAAGCCTGAAACGGTGCTGATTGCCTCTATTCACGACGTGGATGCGGTCACAGACCCGGACAGGACAAACGCCCTGATGAACTACCAGAGGGCAAGGAGTGGAGGCGCAGACCCGGAGGCGGGGCTTTATCCGCAGATAGGAACACGCGCCCATATCGACGTAATTGATGCCGTTACGGAGGCGATGCCCCTGAACAGCGGCATTGATTATATTCCGTGCGGCACAATGAATGCTCACAGTTAGGAGGTAAAGCGATGGCATTTTGGCAGAGCACCTTTCTGAACAAGGTGCGACAGGACTGGCTGCGGCGGCTGGTGAAAATTCAGTATTACGCTGGCAGCACTTGGTATGATGCCCAAATCACCAGCAAGGCGATTGATGGGAACACCCTGAAAATCGTCAGCCAGACGACCGACAGCGCGGCACTGACCATCACGAAAGTGCGGCTGATTGATAACGATGGCGATGTGGCTGGGCAGATTACCGAGAACATCACCAAACTGGCAACGCAGGGCGTGATTACCCTTTGGGAGTTCCCGCTCTACGAAATCACGACGTAAAGGAGGTGAAACGGAATGTATAACATCCTGACATGGCTCGACCACGCCATTACGCCTGAACGGACGTACACGATGCACGATAACGGGGACGGGACGGTAACACTCACCCCGTATGGCACTGTAATCCAGCAGGGCACGAATATGAGCGCGGCGAACTTCAACAACATCGAGGAGGGCGCGTTCGATGCCAACCTCGGAGGAAAGCTGATGCTGTTCCTTGCCAGACAGCACGGCGACCGGCTGGACGCAGCGGAGCTTGACCTTGGCGAGTTCTTGAATGAGGTCACGGCAGAGGAAAAGACCGTCACGCTGACCAACAGCCAGAAATACCCCGGAAACGGGAGCAAGACCACGGTCAGTCTGACCACGGTGCGGGCGACCACCAACTACACCGTGGAGGCAGAAGTCACCGCGTTCAGTGGGAACGTGGGCGAGGTCGTTATCAGCGATAAGCAGCTCAACGGCTTCAAGGTGGAGTTCACTGGCAGCGCGTCCAGCGTTACCATCAAACTTAAAATCAGAGGAGGTATCATCGCATGAACATTATCGAGATGAACGAGGGGCAGAAAATCCCCTATTCCGTCAACGGCAGAAAAGTCACCTTTGACGACGACCTGACCATTGACCTTGCGAAGCGTCAGCGCGATTGGGAAATCCCCGTCGATGTTTGCAGCGACAGCGAGGGCGAACTGGTGATTGGTGCGGCGGCTGGTCGCTATTATGTCGCGCAGCTCACCATCCCTGCGAAGCAGTACACCGAGCCGGAGAATGAGGACGAAGCTCCCCAGCCCATCCCGCTCGATATGGACGACGTGACCATGGCACTGTGGGCACTCATCAACTACACGCCTGTGAGCGAATAATCGAATGGAGGTAAAAAGAATATGAGCAGCAATTTTGACCTTGCCAGCCTTGCGCTCAAGGCGGCTTTCCCGAACAACAGCATCATCGTGGACGATAAGGGGCTGCCCTCCGTCATGGTGAAAATCCCCAAGTTCAAGATGTCCGATGTTATCACGGGTGGCAGTTCCTCGACGCATCCGGCGTTCATCGTGGATGGCGTGGAGAAAGACTATATCTACATCAGCAAGTACCAGAATAAGGTGTACAACGGCAGGGCGTACTCCCTCCCCGGTGAAGACCCCACCGCGAGCCTGAACGCTGATACGGCGATGGGATATTGCACTGCCAAGGGCACGGGCTGGCATCTTATGACTGCCGCAGAGTGGGCAGCTCTTGCTCTTTGGTGCAAGGCGAACGGTTGGATGCCGTATGGCAATAACGATTACGGCAAGGACACCCGCGAGACGATGTACAAGGCAGTCCCGTCTATGGCGCTCGACAGCAACAACCGCATCCAGCGCGTTGCCACAGGCACCGGGCCGGTTGAGTGGTCGCACAACAAGCAGCTCGACGGCATCTATGACCTGAACGGCAACGTCTGGGAATGGGTTGGAGGTCTGCGCCTTGTGTATGGCGAGTTGCAAATCCTTGAGAATAACAACGCTGCGAACAGCAGCAATTCGCAGGGAGCGAGCAGCGCACAGTGGAAAGCCATCGACGGTACGGACGGCACTCTCATCACGCCGGATGGCAGTGGCACGACCGCAAACAGCGTTAAGCTGGAATGGACGGGCAGCGTTTGGAAGTGGCAGACTGCCGCTCTCACCGAGGCGAATAAGGGCTCGCACGGCAACACGTTCGTGTCCGTCGCAGCGGATGCTGGGCTTCACGCTAACGTTCTGGAACGCCTGTACGCACTTGGGATGATGCCTGACGACACCAGCTTTGACTACGAGGGCGATTATCTCTACGCGGACACCTCTCAGGCAGAGCGGTTCCCGCTTCGTGGCGGCGGCTGGAACAGCGGCACGAAGGCGGGCGTGTTCGGCACGTACTTGCTCCTTGCGCGGTCGGCTGTGAGCGCGGACATCGGGTTCCGCTCCGCTTTTTATGAATAACTGAACACTGAACACTGGCACACTGACTGGGGAGGGCGGTAGCCCTCCCCTAACATTTATACCCGAAAGGAGCGCACAAGCAAATGGATGATGCACAAATGAACGCCGTGCCTTTCGACGAGGACGTACCGGCGCAGCAGTATGAGCCGTTCAAGCTGAAAACGAAAATCGAGGACATGATGAAGTACGGGAAGAAAGCCGTTGCATCGTTCCCACGCAGGGAACGGCAGACCGCCGATGAGATACGGAAAGCCATGCTGAATATGTATCGGCTATCCATTCAGGTGGAGCGGAAATATTACCGAAAGACCACCATGCAGGAGATGGACGTAGAGCTGGACATACTGCGGCACATGATACGGCTTGCGTCAGACCGGGATTATTATGACGAGATGGTGCCGAAGCGTGACGCGAGCGGACGAGCGGTAAAGGATGAGCACGGCAAGGCGGTAAAGGTGCGAATGCAGCCGCCGTTGCCGCAGGGCAAGTACAAAGTGTGGAGTGCGTACCTTGAGGAAATCGGCAAGATGATTGGCGGTTACATGAAAGCCATGCACTGACCGCCATCATAGGGGAATAAGCCATCAGCGGTTCCCGAATCGTGGCGGCAACTGGAACAACGGCACGAAGGCGGGCGTGTTCAACACGAACTTGAACAATGCGCGGTCGAATGTGAACACGAACATCGGGTTCCGCTCCGCTCTGCTGCTATGCCGGAACGAAATGGGCGTTGCCTTGCGCGGCATGACCGCGTGGAGGCATTTCGCACGGAGCATAGCACCAAAGGGGCTTATTTCCCTCCCTGCCTTTGGATGAGGCGGGGAAAAGATTGTATTGCTGCGGAAACGTCCACGGAGGACGAGGCGGGAACGTCACACGCAGCGTTGTTTGGAGGTGGACGAGCTATGGATGATGATACGCCCGCGTCATTAGATGGAATGACTGTCCTGACGGATATATACGGGAAGATTTACGATTTTGATGAGCTGTGCGAAGCGCATAGGCAAGCCCGAAAGGGAAAACGGTATCGCCCCGACGTACTGAAATTCACCAACCGTTTGGAGGAAAACCTGATAGAGCTTTCCAATGAACTGCAATGGGAGCAGTACCAAGTAGGACCGTACCGACAATTCTATGTCCATGAGCCGAAGCTGCGGCTTGTTATGGCGTTGCAGTACCGTGACCGCATTGTCCAATGGTCGATATATCGGCAGCTCAATCCCTTTTACGACAAGACCTTTATTGAGGACAGCTATGCTTGCCGGATTGGAAAAGGCAGCCACAAGGCGGCTGACCGGCTTCAATACTGGCTGCGTCAGGTGAGCAGAAAGCCGAAGAAATGGTATTACTTGAAGCTGGACATCTCGAAGTATTTTTACCGCGTAGACCATGCCGTGCTGAAAGAGATACTGTCGCGCCGCATTAAGGATGAACGCCTGTTGCGGTTGCTGGCGACGATTATAGACAGTGAGGACACACGTTTTGGACTTCCTGCCGGGTATGCCCCGGAGGAATGTACAGCCGATATGTGGCTCTGGGACGTGGGCATGCCCATTGGAAATCTCACCAGCCAGCTTTTTGCGAACATCTACCTGAATGAGCTTGACCAGTTTTGCAAGCACCAGCTCCGAATCCACCATTACATCCGATATATGGATGATGTCGTCATATTGTCCGACGATAAGCGGTGGCTGGGAGAAATCAAGGCAGAGATTGAGGACTTCCTTGTAATGGAGTTGCACCTGTCCCTGAATAAAAAGACGACAATCCGACCCATCAACCTCGGCATTGACTTTGTGGGCTACCAGATGTGGGCGACGCACCGCAAGCTGAAAAAGTCAACGGCGCGGAGGATTATCCGTCACGTCAAACACATGTGCGAACTGATGGTGTCGGGAGAGTTGTCTGCCGAGGAGTTCCAGCGAGCGGCATCCTCATACGGCGGGGTGCTGGAACATTGCAACAGCTACGGGCTGCGGCAAAAGCTCAATGAAATATACAAGACTAAATATTTGGAGGTGGTCAAGAATGAATGAAGTCTTGCTCTGCCTCCTCTCTGGCGGCTTTGCGGCTGCTGTGGTCAAGGCTCTTGAAAGCCTCGTCACATGGAAACTGAACCGCAAGGCTGCCAAGGAGGACAAGGCAGAAGAACGGAAAGAAGCGGAGGAAAAGAAACTGGACGAGGATATTACGGAACTGAAACAGAGTGTGGATAACTTGAGGGCGGGCGAGAAAATCATCCTGTATGACAGGTTTAAATATCTCGCCCGCTCTTTCGTTGAAGATGGCGAGATAGACTTTGACGACAGAGAGGACTTAATCGCCATGCACGAAATCTACCACAACCAGTTAGGCGGAAATGGCAACCTCGATGCGCTTATGTCCGAAGTTATGAAGCTCCATGTCAAGTGACGGAGGGGCGACGTATGGAGGAAAAGAAAAAGAAGAAAAGCATCGGTGTGATGGACATTATCCTCGTAGTCGTAGCCGTGAGCCTATTTGCGTTTACGGTCTGCATGATTGAGATATACAAGGCGTATGGCTCTGTGCCGGACACGCTCGTTACCTGTGTTTTTGCCGCCCTTGGAGGCGAGTGCGGAATTATGGGGATGATTAAGAGCTTCAAGCTGAAATACAAAGAACGTGAATGGCAGAACGAGGACATAGAGCGGCTGAAACAGGAGCAGACAGCCCCGGTGGATGAGGACAAGCCTCCCGCCGATGAACACCCAAGATGTGATTTATAGGAGGTCTATATAATGGCGAATGAACAGAAAATCTGGAACTACCTGAAAGGAAAAGGTCTGACCGATGCCGGTGTCGCCGGTTTGATGGGCAACCTGTACGCAGAGAGCGGTTTGCAGCCGAACAATCTGCAAAACAGCTATGAAAAGAGCCTCGGCTATACCGATGCCCAGTACACCGCCGCCGTGGACAATGGCACGTATTCCAATTTCGTCCGCGACAGTGCCGGATATGGCCTTGCCCAGTGGACGTATTGGAGCCGGAAACAGGGGCTTCTCGAATATGCCAAAGCAGAGGGCAAGAGCATTGGCGATTTGGACATGCAGCTCGATTACCTGATGAAAGAGCTGACGAGTTGTTCTTCCGTTCTGGCGGTATTGAAGTCCGCGACCACTGTCCGCGCCGCGTCCGACGCAGTCCTGCTCAAGTTCGAGCGACCCGCAGACCAGAGCGAGAGCGCACAGGCACGGAGGGCAAGCTATGGGCAGAAGTATTACGACCAGTTTTCCGGAGGTGGAGGAACGACCACGCCCACCACGTCCACGACCACACAGAGCGGAGAGAGCGCAGACGAAATCCGTGCTCGCGTGGTAAAGAGGGCGCAGAGCTGGTACGGATGCAAGGAGGCAGACGGCAGCCACAAGGCAATCATCGACGTGTACAACAGCCAAAATCCCCTGCCCGTTGGTTATAAGGTGAAGTACACCGACGCATGGTGCAGCACTTTTGCAAGTGCCGTCGCCGTTGCGGAGAAGCTGACCGACATCATCCCGACCGAGTGCGGATGCGAGAGGCATATCAACCTGTTTAAGAAGATGGGCAGATGGGTGGAGAACGACGCATACGTTCCGAAGCCCGGTGATTACATCTTTTACGACTGGGACGACAATGGCGTTGGGGATGATACGGGCTATGCCGACCACGTTGGCATTGTTGTGAGTGTGACCGGCTCGACCATCCGCGTGATTGAGGGCAACAAGAGCAATGCCGTTGGCTACCGCGATATTGCCGTCAACGGGAGATATATCCGGGGCTTTGGCATCCCAGACTATGACAGCAAGGCGACCAAGACCGGCAGCGCGACCACACAGCCGACCACCGATACCGGCAATACCGCCAACACCGATACCAGCGCGGATGAGGTGTACATCGTGAAGAGCGGCGACACCCTTTCCGGCATCGCGGCAAAGTATGGCACGACCTATCAGGCTCTTGCCGCCTATAATGGGATTGCCAACCCGAACATCATCAACGTCGGGCAGAAAATCCGCATCCCGTCGAGTGGAGGAACTACCGCGAGCTGGACACCTGCCGTGGGGGATGAGGTGAACTTCACCGGCAGCACCCACTATACCAGTGCGAACGCCACCAGCGGAAAGAACTGCAAGGGCGGCAAGGCAAAAATCACCCAGATTTACCAGCTCGGCAAGTCCAAGCATCCCTATCACCTTGTCAGAGTGAGCGGCGGCGGCGCGACCGTCTATGGCTGGGTGGATGCCGGAACGTTCACGAGGGCGTAATGATGCTTGAAGCAGCGGCGAATATCGCCCTTGTCCTGATTGCGATAGCGATATGGGGCTACTGGATTGTAGCCCTGTGCCGTTGGGACGGCAAATGCCATTGCGACAGGAGCCATTGTACGGAATGCCCGTACTATCCCGATTGTGAACATTCAAAGGAGGATAACGAAGAATGAACGAATATGTTTCGCTCGTGGTAAATAACCTGATGGAGAATGTCTTTGCTGGGCTTGCCCTTGTCGTCACCGCCGTCGTAGTGCCGTGGTTTAAGGGCACGGCAATCCCGTGGCTGAAAGAAAAGCGGCTTTACAGCCTCGTGGCGATGTTCGTCAGGGCAGCGGAGAAGAAAGCCGAAGCCGGTACGCTGGCAAAGCCGCTCAAGAAAGATTACGTCGTCGAACTTTTGGAGGAACGGGGCTATACTGTTACCCCGGAGGTCGATGCCTTTATTGAGGCTGCTGTCAAGGAACTGGACAACGCTGCGCAGTTTACCATCGGGGAACTGTGTGCGGTTATGGATGAGACAGAGGAAAAGACCGAGGGGCTGACCGAATAATTCGAGGGGCTGACAGGGGGGATTTTGGGCTTCCCTGTTAGCCCTTATTTTTATTTGCCCGCCAGAGAGCAGTCAGCAGCCTAGCAGCGGCGTTTTATGGTGCTGGTGGTATATTTATACCCCTGTGCCCCAAAATGCGTCAGAGAGGCGCACAGAGCGTCCTACGTGGGCGTCCGTGTTCCGCGATGGACGCTTGCCCCATATCGAAGCATGATGCCTTAAATTTTTTCGAGATTTTTTGAAAAAATCTGAAAAAAGTGTTGACACCTCCTCCCTACGTGTTAGAATAGCATCAGAAAGAACAAAGCACGCCCCGAACGAGGGCAAAAAATTTTAAGGTCAAATGCCCCGAAAGGGGACAAACAAGGAGGACGACGACATGACAGTAAAGATGTTCAAGAGCTATGAGGACTACGAGAACTGGACGGAGCAGTTTGAGAATTGCAGCGACTACCAAGAAATCCCCTGCGCGATAGACGATGGCTTCAAGGTCATGACGGATATGTTCACAGAATGCAAGAGCTGGAAAACAGCCCTGCGGAGATTTGAAAAGACCTTCCGCGAAGTCCACAGTGACATCACTGGCTGGGTTGAGTGCATGAGAGAGGGCGCAGAGGGTGGCTACTTCAAGGATGAATGCAAGCCCGGATGGAACGCCACCCCGGAGGAGCTGAAAGAGTTCTACGCCGGAGGCTCGTTCAGCTATGGCATCGAAGAAGTGGACGACGGTTACTGGTACATCTTCCTGAACATCAGCGGGATTTATGCAAGCAGAGAGTGCAAGGTAGTCTGAATGAAAATCACCCGCCCCGGAGGTCACGAGGGCAAGGGGGAGCTATGAAAGCGAAGTATATCGGTTGCGCACATGATGGATGGCAGCACACAGAGCTGTTTTACGAGTACCGAGGACATGAATACACGGTTACGAAGCATAACAACGGTTATATGGATAAGAGCCTACGTCAACAGCACGAAGATGAGCAGCGCAGAATTGACAAACTGATTGAACACCAGAACGACGAAATCCCGGAATGGAAATATGAGGGCTCGGCACAAGAGGGATTCGATACGTTCTTGAAATATGTAAACGAAGAATGAGCGGAAAGGATGGACGAGCAAGGAGGTGCTGATATGGACAATCAACAAGTGATGGAAATGCTGTCCGAAATCGAGGAGTATTTCTTTTACAGGAAGAACAACCCGGAGGAGCTGCAAGCGTTCTGGTCAATTCTGGTAGAGATGCACGAAGCCGCCAAAACATTGGTGTGCCAGTGGCATAACCTGACTGGATGCTCAATCAAATAGCGAGGAGAACGATACGAAATGACGTTTTACAGTATGATGCTTCACGGAGGTGTGATAGAGGTGGACAAAACCGGGTACTGCCCGACCACGTTCTGGTGTGAAAAGAGGAAAATATTCTGCAACACCGCCGTCCTTGGGGAACGGGCAAGGCGTGATGATATGAGCGCGAAGCAGTTCAATGAGCACATCGGCAATATGATTGCAGAGGGCTTTGAGGTGACAATCAGACCGAATGGGGGCAAAGACAATGGATGATATGACGAGAGCCAATTACTACTGGGCGTATCAGAAAGCCCGTGTCGAGTGGATTGCAGCACAGCACGGCGTAGCCCTTGAGCTGGACGGATGCACAGTCCTTGAGATATTCGATGGCGGTGAGATTGATTACACGGACGAAGCCCTTTGGGTACTTCTCAAGAATGAGTTCGTATTACGGGAGGCATGACAATGATACTCGAAGAAAGATATGCGGCGGCGATTGAAAAGCTGGGAGGAGCGGCGGGGCTGTTGAGCCTCCCCATGCAGGTACAGGAAGTCCTAAAAAGCACATCCGACCTTGAGACAAAGGTCAAGATGCTGGAACTGATTATCGAGAATAAATAACAGGAGGTATATCAAGATGAAAGACAGAAACGAAATGCTCAAGCGTATGCAGAGGGATGAGGTCGCCATCCGCTATTACGAGAAGCGTATCGCCGGTCGTCGGCACAGCACCATCGTGGACGAGATGCTTATTGTCATGGCTAACAGAGCCGGAGAGCTGAACGCCCTCCGGGAAGTGGATGAGCTGGTCGAGGAGCGCGAACATCTCCTTGCCGAGCGCGAGGAACTGTGCGAGCGCATCCAGCATCTCGAATCCATGCTCAAGAAGCAGGAGCAGCACACCGATTGGAGATGCCACGACACCGAGGAGGCTCTTGCGACCGCTCTGATGGAGCGCGACCATTACAAGGCAATCGTGGACAGTATGCGGGAGTTGGTGGACATCCCGCAGATTGGAGGGCAGTTCTAATGGCAAAGATGAAGCGATACCTGACGATGTGGTACGACCCGGTATATTCCAAGACCATCACCGACGTGGTGGAGGCAGAGAACTTGCCGGAGGCGAAACACAAGGCGTTTCAGAGGATGTGCGACCTGTGCGGCGATAGCATCCATAAACTGACGATATATGAGGAACGGTACGTTTTCAACTGTGATGGCGAGAGAAATCCAAAGCCGACCGCAGCGTTCACGGAGTTCGCCAAGCGAGATTATTACACCGGCATGAAAATCAGACGGGGAGGCAAGGACAATGGCTGAAAAGACCTTTGCAGAGAGATGGGCAGAGCGGCATGATATAGCCAAGTGGCTGCGGTACTGGGCGAACAGGAACGATACCCGGTTGGAGGCAAGGAAGACTTGCCTCCAAGCCGCCCTCCTCATAGAAGCTGCCGACAAAGTGTTTGGAGACAATGCCCCAAATCAGAGCATTTCGGCACGTTGAGAAAAATCTGAATTTTTTTGAAAAATCTCGGAAAAACATATTGACACCTATCTCCTACGTGGTAAGATAGCATCAGACAGGGGAAAGCACCACAGCGAGTACCCAAAAATTTTTACCATAAAATGCCCCAAACGGGGACAAATGAGGAGGACACACAAATGAAGTTCGAGAGCATCAACAAGAAGTTCACCGCAGCCGTAGCCGAGTGGATGGCAAAGGGATATTACATCAACACAGCGACCATGAGCGGCAGTCAGGGTGAGACGGGCAAGGTTGACCTGACCAATGGCAAAGAAATCATCCGCATCCTGCTCGACGACTTCCACGACACGGACTGGAAAGCCCACCACGATTTTGAAGGATTGCAGCTTATCGTTGGTCGTGTGACAGACAAGGTTATCCCGAACAGCCCCGACAGAATGGGCAACACCGTTTGGAACCAGAACCTTGAAATCCTGTCCTGCGAGAAGTTCTACCAGATTGGCAGATACAGCCGCAATGGTCAGTGGTACGGCAGTGAGGATGAGGCAATCGCCCAGCAGGACAAGATGTGGGAGCGTTACGACAACCGCGACGACCGTGATGAGCGCACAGAACTGGATGAGAGAGCCAAGGCAATCGTCCTCCCGTTCGTAAAGCGTCAGCCCAAGTGCAAGGGCGTGAAGCTGGCAGACATCACCGCAGTCCGCAAGGTTGTCAACCGCAGCCGTTTTGATAAGACCGTATCTATCCGCTACGAGGTCGAAGCCAAAGGCAAGACCTACCGCCTGAACTGATTGGAGGTACAGACCATGACAAATCTTGAGATTATCGCCGGAGAGATGATGCTGCGAGGCATTACGGAGAACTGCCACACCTACCAAGGCTGGAAATGGAGGGGAAAGCAGGTCAGCAAGGGGCAGAAAGCCCTGTTCACCACAAGCATCTGGAAGCCGGTCAAGAGCAAGAAATCTGACGACGAGGAGGGTGAGGACAAGGGCAAGATGATACTCGTCAAGGCAGCGTTCTTTGGTGAGCATCAGGTCGAGGACGTTCAGACCGTATAAAATGGAGCTGTCCTACCGGCTATACGGGGAGAAAGCGAGGGGCATATATGGAGGATGCCGAGAAGCGGGAACGCCCCGCAGACGTGAACAGGATGTGCGAGAAGTGCATCACAGATTGTCCGGGCACGACCTGTAAGGTGTGGACTGGATGCGTTTATAGAAAAACAGAACAGGAGGACGAACGATGAAGTATTACAGCACACAGCGACCCATTGCACCGGGGAGCTTTCCGAAGCAGGAGGGGAACAAGGTGCTTGAAATCCACAACTTTGACAGCCGGGAGTATGTGGAGGCAATCGACCGAATGGCGTGGGGCTGGATTGAGTACGAGCACAGGCTGGACTATTTCGATATGCGGAAGTATGAGCTTACACCCCTGCCGGAGAGGGAACTGCACCTGAAATATTTGGGCGAAGATAGCTGGGGCAGATATGTCTACGAGGATGAGAACGGCAAGCTGTGGAAACTGCTCGATTGCTGCTCACCGAGAGAGGTGTGCGAGGAGCGCGGCGACTTTCCGCACTCGTCCAGTGGGAATGAGTTCGACGGAGAGCCGGACTGCCCGATGCCCAACGATATTAAAGCAATCTACATCAAGGAGGTAAACGACAATGATGTTTCCGAGGCGTGAAGTAGTGGAGCGCATCAAGAAGCAGTACCCGGCTGGATGCCGGGTGCAGCTCGACCAGATGGATGATGTGCAAGCCCCGCCTATTGGCACTTGCGGCACAGTGCTGGGTGTGGACGGCACGGGCGGTGTTATGGTGAAATGGGACAACGGGAGCGGTCTAAACGTGGTCTGCGGCGAGGACAGATGCCATGTCATTCAGGAGGTGGAGGCATGAAGAACATGAAGAAGAAAGAAAGCCCGACGACAAAAGCCCGTCACAAGTTCCTTGATGAGAACGTCGGCTACGATTACATCTTGGAAACAAGAGATGGCGGCGAGTTTACAGAGTTCGTCACGAGTATGGGCGGCGATGTCACCGTGTACAGGGTGTACGGGGACAAGCAGGGCGAGTTCAAAGTTTATTGCAGATGAGGTGACGGGAAATGGAACTGAAACAGGAGCATATAGACATCCTAGAAGCTCGCGGATGGAGCGTATGCGGGTATGTAGACGATGGGAGGGTGGAACTTGAAAAGTATTCGCCAGCCGGAGAGGACTTCATCGTCTGCGTGGAGGTCAAGAACTTCCCGCGAGCCGTGGCTGAATATGCCGCTGAGTTTGATGTGGACGAGCATATAGCCATGTGGCTTGAGGCGAAGCGGAACGGCGTAGATGGTGTGCCGAATACCAGAGAACTGGTACAGGACGCTATGGACATAGACAAGATGCTCGACGAGTTGGCAGATGCCCTGATGGGAACGCCAAAGAAAGAGGAACGCAGAGTGCTGACGAAAGAGGAACTGCTGGACGAGATGCGGTTTCAGATGGAGAACTGGGAGAAAGCAGCCAATCAGCGTTTGAAGCTGCACGAGCCGGACGCAGCACGTGAGTTTATGGACAAAGCAGACGGTATCCGTGGGGTGCTGGACTGGGTGGAGATTATGGAGCAGGAGGTCGTGAACAATGGAGTATAACGGAAAGACAGTCTATTCGATGGACGAGTTCAGATACAGCGAGGCGAAGATTGGCGATTATGTGGATGCCGAGGTCGTTATGGAGGCGATGGACTGCTTGCCTCCCGCTATGATGAGACTGCCATGCGCACAACTCGGAGAGCCGTACAGCCACCGGGAAGACCCCGACAACGGCAAGTGGCGGGCGACGTATGCCACGTTCAAGTGCGTCAAAGGCGGTTGGAACGATGGCGTGTGGGAATACTGCGGGCATTGCTTCTGTGGTGAGACAGTGGAGCGCGGAAAAGACCCGTGCTACGTTTGATGGAGGTACAGGGGATGAATTACACAATCTGCGTTCTTGAAGAGGCTCACGGCGGTATGACGGTGGACTACGGCAAAGATGGAAATAGATATTATATCACCATCCACGACCGCGAGAGCGGCGACTACTGTTCCAGAACGTGGTCGCACGATAACAAGGTTATGGCACAGGCAATGTTCAAGCGGATTGCCTCGTGGATTATGAACAGCGAGTGGAGCTACGCAGACCGCAAGGCGATGTTCTTGGGCGAGGAGGTGAGCGAATGATACTGGGAGAGCTGGTCGAAATCCTTATCCGGGTACATGATTGCGCCGACCTGTCGAGGCGGGAGGATGATGCCGTCTGCGCGGCTTGCAATATCCTTGACCGACTGCCGAACATGTGGGATGAGGAACAGGCGAAAGAGTGGCTGCGAGATGCAGTCAAATCCGCACCGAAAACTACGTGTTAAAATGATATTCGGGGAAATCCGGGACGAAAATCCCCGGAAATCCCCGAATATTTTATGCCTTAATGTGCATCATTTGTGGAAAGCTGCACGTTGTTTTCTTCCCGAAAATACCTATTTTCTCGGAGAAAAAACCGTTCAACGTACATTTTGGGAGAGAAAAAACCGTTCAACGCGCTTTTTCCCGTCAGAAATCCGCATAGTAAAGTATAGTATAGTAAAGTAAAATAGAGGATAGTAAATATTTACGTCAGTTTTGTGGAAAACTGACTGATAGAG